AAAAGGTAACTTCGTAGAATTCGCTGGATTAGTTTATAAGGAGTTTAACCGTAATACACATTTAATTAAACGTTTCCCCATTCCTAAAGACTGGACTCATCTTATTGGTATAGACCCTGGAATCAATAATCCTACTGCTTGTATCTTTTGGGCGGTTTCGCCTGATGGAATAAATTACATCTATGATGAATATTACGTTATGGATACCAATGTGGAGGGAAATGCTCTAAATTTGAAGGCAAGGATAGGTTTGGATGATATAAGTTGCACTTACATTGACCCGTCAGCGTGCAATAGAAATCCAGCACACCCAGAACTGAAGTCGTTAAGGGATGAGTATGCCCGTTTCGGGATATACACTAAACCCGCTAACAATGATGTTTTGTTCGGTGTGAATAAAGTCAAGGCACTGCTTACGGTTAATGATAAAACCAAGAAACCCTCTTTATACATCTTTGATGACCTTCAGACAACTATCAAAGAACTGACTCGTTATAGGTGGGATACTTATAAATATCACGAGGAAGAAAAGAATCCAAAGGAAAGACCCAAGAAAGTTATGGACCACCTTATGGATGCCCTGCGTTATGTGGCGGCTTCAGACCCGATTTACACAGGTGATTATAGAGACGTAGGTTTAACAGAAACCAAGAGTTCAAGGAAATGGACTAAATATGGATAGGAGATAATATGCCATTTAGAAGTCGTGCTCAAGTAAGGAAATTTTATGCCCTTAAAAAGAAAGGGAAAATGTCTCAATCAGAAATAGATAAATGGACTAACGAAACTCCATCTATTAAATCTCTGCCCGAAAGAATCGGGAAAAAGAAAAGCAGGAAAAGGAAAAGATAATGGCTAAGAAAAAAGAAGCAAAATCAAACGACCCCAAAGTTCTGTTTGTGGTAGAGAAATTTCAGGATTCTAAAGATTATTATTCAGAACTCAGGGGAAAGTGGGAGGATTGGGATGATTTGTTTTTAAGTATCCCTTCTCCGAAGAAATACGACTGGATGTCTAACCTCTTTATCCCTGACACGCATAAAGCGGTAATGACTTTATTATCTCGGCTTATCAACAACACAAATGCGGTTGACCCCAACTTTGATGTTGTGCCATCAAACCAGTATGTCTCTAACTTAATCCGTTCCCAAACTTACAGAGGGGATTTTTTCACCCAGTATGTTTTCTTCTGTCTCCAACTTCTTATCAGGGGGACTTCCATCGCCAAGATTTCTTGGAAGAAAGACACTCGGACTAAATTCACTTTAGAGAAAGTAATGGAGAGTTTTAAAGAAAAAATCATAGATGAATTAACCCAACAACAAACAGAGGTTACAAAACAAAAGATTACTGGTTACACCAAAAAACCCAAAGAGATAATCCGTTATGACGGACCAGTATTTGAAAACATAGATTTATTTGATTTTTATCCCGCACAACAATCGGTGAATATCTCCGACGGGGCAAGAGTATTCCGTTCAGTAAAAACGATAGACGAGTTTACTAAAGGAACTAATTACATCAACAAGGATAAGGTTATCGGAACTTCTTTTCCTGAAAACGAGGATTTTCCCCATTCAAGACTTACTACTTTAGGGATAACTCAACCCTCTTATGAAGCATCATCTACTTTAAAAGAGAAAGCAAAAGATTTAGCTGGGTATGTGGAACTCTTGGAGTGTGAAACTACTTGGTTCAATACTAAGACAGAGAAGATGGAGAATTATCTTCTCACCGTAGCCAATAGAGAAGTCTTGGTCAGGGATGAACCTTTCCCTTATTGGAATACGGACACGATGTATCTGAAGGGTGTTTGGCTTCCTATGATGGGTGAGTTTTATGGAATAGGAATTCCTGAACTTGCCGAATGTTTACAAGAGGAAAAAAATGATAAACGAAACCAAAGGATAGATAACCTAAACCAAATTCTACAACCTATCTTTATGTATGAAGAAGGTTCCATTGACCCTAAAGTAATGAATATGTTTGAACGCAAACCAGGTGGGAGATTGCGTTTAAGACCTGGGGGTATCAATGCAACCAAATGGGACGAATGTCCTGATGTTACCGCAGGTGCGATGATAGAAAGTCAACAACTATCAAATGATATTGAAGAGGTAACGGGTGCCGTAAAAGCAATCCAACCTTCCTCAACGGGTCAGGATATACACAGGACATCTTCGGGACTTATGTTACTTCAGAGTATGGCTAATGAACGCATAAAGTTAAATCTGAACTTTTTGGAGAAGATGGTTCTTGAGCCGATGTGGGAAAAGTATTTTGATTTGAACCTGCAACTTTTAACCCCTGGCTATAAAATCTTTAATCCCGAAGGTCAAGCCGAGATATATATACCCGAACTTATCGTTGGAGATTACGAGTTCAGGGCTAAAGGTTCTCGTTATGCTTTAGACCAGCAGATGAAGGTGATGAACCTTTCACGGGCACTGGAAAGCCTATCTGCAACGGGCATCCCGCCAGGGGAACTGCATATTAAGTTCTGGGTGAAGTTATACGAAGCATTGGGATTTGAAGATAAGGAAAAAGTAGAGGAAATTTTAAGAAAAGAAATTCAACAGTTTAAACAACAGCAACAAATGTTAGCACAGGCAAAAGCAGGTGGACAAGGTGGGGCAGGTGGTTCTCCCATAGATATTGCGGGTTTAGTCAATCAACTTTCAGGTGGGGCAGGTGGGGCGAACCAAGTCAGGTCTGATATGGGCAGTATGATACCTGGGGGACAATAATGGATATTCCTGGCGGATTATTAGATGCCCTTATTCAAGTAGAAAGTAACTGGAATACTAATGCCGTCAATACTAAATCAGGTGCGACAGGCTTGGGTCAGATTACTCCTCCAGCATTAAATGACTTTAACACTCTGAATAAAGAAAAATACACAATGGAAGATATGAAAGACCCCCAGAAAAATATGAGGGTTACTAACTGGTATCTCTACGACAGGATACCCCAGATGTTAAAACACTATAACATTCCCCTGACTTTACAGAATATTCTGGCGAGTTATAACTTTGGTATTGGGAATGTAAAAAAAGGAAAAGCGTTCCCAGAAGAGACACAGAACTATATTAAGAACATCACTGCATTATTGAATAAATGAAAAAAATCTTCTCCTCTTCCGATTCATCGTTATTACACCAGACGATGACTACGGAAGGGTGGAAAGTAGTAACAAGGGTAATTGACGAAATATTTCAGGAAAAATATTCCAAGCTCCGTAAATCAACAAGAGATTCTGGGTTTTATAAATTGCAAGGTGGGCTTGATACGATAGATGAGATTAAAGATAGATTGAATTATAAATTAACCGACGAAGAGAAGGAGGAATAAATGGCTGAAGAAGTAAACGAGAACTTGCAGGATGTCCCCTTAGAGAAACTCAAAGAGATGTTACAACCAGAGGGAGAAACAAAACCGCAAGCCGAAGAACCAAAGCCCGAAACACCAGTAGTTGAAACACCCGCCCCTTCACCTGTTGAAGGGAAAACGGAAGAACTAAAAGAAACTCTTATTCTTGGTAAGTTCAAGTCCTCAGATGATGTGGTCAAGGCTTATCAGGAATTGGAAAAAGGCACAACCAAAAAAGCACAACTGCTTTCAAGATATAAGGAAATTCTTGAACCCTATCTTGAGTTTGATACCGATGGTAATGTTACGGGGCAAAAGGCATCACCGCCTCAACCACCGATAATATCAACACCCAAGACACCTCAAGAAGATGTCCTGACTATGCTTGAAGGTCGTTACAATACTTTAGAGGCTCAATATGGTCCTGTTAGAGCAAGTCTTATCATACAGGCTGAAATGGCTCAGGCGATTGCAAGGAAAGAATCAGAACCTCTTGCAGAACTTAGAGCCGAGAGAGCAGTAGAACAGCAGAAATCAAAATTGCGTTCTAAACCAGATTTCGCACAACTTGAACCAGAAATTGACGCATATTTAGGCAGGATGGACAACAATTCAAAATTGAACCAATCCGCCGTATTGACCGTCTATAATCTTATCAAGGGTATGAAATTTGATGAACTTTCAAAAGCCAAAGAGGATGAGATTAACCTCAAAACAGCAGAGATAGAAAAACAGAAAGTAGCGGCTCAGGTAGAACATCAGACCAAAACTCCTGAAGAACCATTACTAGACATCAACGATGTAAAACTCAATTCAAAAGAACTGGCTAAACGTGCTGGATTAGAAAGAGTAGAAAGATATTAAAAGGAAAAAATGCCTTCGCAATCAACAACAGGTGCAGGGTTAAGCACTTTAGTCCTGACCTATTATGAAAAAGTTGGGTTAGAGAGAATGATTCCGAAACTTAGATTTTATGAGTTCGGAGACAAGAAACCTTTACCCGCACAAAGTGGAAAGACTGTTCAATGGTATCGTTTTGCGTCGCAAGCGGCAGTAACAACTAATATGACCGAATTGACAGTGCCTGCACAGGTAATTCTGTCGGCATCCACTATCACCGCCACCTTAATTCAACGAGGTGCGTATGCAAGAGTATCTGATTTACTGATTATGACTGCGATTGACCCTCTCTTAGAAGATGCTGCAACTCTGATGGGTGAGAAAGCTGCTCGTTCAGTAGATACATTTATTCATTCACAAATGGGATTCTTCGTGAACGCTGCTGCTAAGAGGTCTGCCTTGACTGCTTCCCTGACTCATACGGGTTCAGGTGCAAGATGTTATTCTGGTAGAATAGACCACGGTGCAACCAATGATGATGGCTTTGCTTTGTTACACAATAACGCAAGGTTAGCAACTTCAGCATTGGTATCAAGTATGACTACATCGGGTTTAACCGTAAAACAGATTCAGCACGGTGCGATGTGGTTAAGGGCTAACGACGTATCTCCATTTGATGATGGATTGTATGTTGGGATTATACATCCAAAGATGGCATATTCACTTATGACCGCTTCTGGATGGAAAGGGTGGCAGAAATATACTTCACCTGAGTTAATGTATAAGGGTGAGGTTGGACAAGTAGGCGGAGTAAGGTTTGTTGAATCCTCTGATGCCCCTGCTTATCAACTTTCTGGAGATTTATTTACAACCGCAGTTTCTGGTAGTGTGTTTGGAACAATTATATTTGGACCTCACGCATACGGAGTTACGGAAATCTCTGGTCAGGGTAATAAGCAAAAGGGTTATGAGATGTTCATTAAACAACTCGGCTCTGCTGGAACTGCTGACCCAGTAAACCAAGCTGCAACTGTGGGTTTCAAGATTACAATGGCTGCACGTATCTTGAATAAATCCGCAGGTGTAATACTTGTGAACAACTTGGTAGGATAGTGATGTATGGCTTTGGGGGTGTGCCAAAAACACCCCTCCTAAATTATGGAAACTATTTTTGTAGGGATTCCCGTTCTGGAAAGTTTCAAGGCACACACAGTAGATTCATTATTACATCTTATGGACTACTGGCGGGCAAATCCTATATTCAGGCTTACTTATTCAATTATTATAGGTTCAAGACAGATACACTTTTCACGAAATGCTTTAGTTCACGCTGGACTTGACTCTGGGGCGAATTACATCTGTTTTATAGATGCAGATATGACCTTTCCCCCAGATACGTTGCACCGTCTTTATTTTAACTCTAAGGATATTGTGGGTGTTCTTTATTCGGGAAGGATTAAACCAAATCCCCCTAACATATTTTATTTTAACAAAGACAAGGAACTCATACAGGCAGATAAAGTTGACAGGACTTGCGAATTGATTGAGGTTGATGCAGTAGGAACGGGTTTTATGTTGATACGCCGAAAGGTATTTGAGGAACTTCCTACTCCGTGGTTCTTTTACGAAAAAGACAAATCAGAGGATATTATGTTCTGCCGAGAGGCAAGAAAACACGGATACAAAATCTATGTGAACACAACCCTTAATATAGGACATATCGGAGACCACATTTTTTATCTGGAGGATAATAAATGAAATTTTCATTCATCATTCCTTTACACAAAAAGGATAATACGTTTCTAAAAAGGTGCATAGTTTCTATTTCTGAACAGGATTATACAGACAGGGAAATTATCGTAATAGGGAAAGAAAATGAGGAAGCCAAGAAGATTTGCGAAGAAACAGGGGTTTCGTATTATGAAATTGATAAAGAAGTTGCCTCGGCAAAACGCAATTATGGGTTTGACAAATCAACTGGCGAGATAGTTTTTTTCTTTGACGCTGACTGTATTCTTTTGTCTGGGATGTTGCGTTTAATCAAGGATGCCTTTGAGGATAATCCAGAATGTTCGTTTGTCTATTCGGGTTATCGTTGGAATGTGGAGAGTTTAAATGTCTTTGCATCCCGTCCCTTTGACCCCTACTTATTACAGACGACAAACTATATCTCTACAATGTCCCCGATGAAAAGGGAGATATTCCCAAGATTTGATGAGAACCTTGAGTTCTTTCAGGACTGGGATTTATTCTTACGTATCACCAAAGAAGGGTATAAGGGGTATTATCTACCTGATTTTACATTTATGACCGAATCCACTAACGACCAGAGTATAAGTGGAAATAAAAAGTTTTCCTATTCAGAAAAGGTCTTGCACATAAAGAAGATAAACAATATTCCAGAAAGACCGATTTGTGTTTCATCTCTTGGAGCACCTTATCAAGCAATACAAAGAGCAAAGATTTTGGATGCGGATTACTTCGGAGCACATCAGGGTTCTAATTTACTCCAAATGCCTTCAATGTTTAATCATAATTACAAGATGATTTACCTGATGGGTTTTTATCCTTTGGCGGCGGAAAACCACGCCAGGATATTCTCTAATGCTCCTAAAGACTGCCTGAAGGTAATTCAATGGATAGGAACGGATGTCTGGCAATTAAGGACGGGTTTTAATTGGGAAACCCTGAAATATATGCGTGATAAAGTCCTTAAACACATAGACATTCAATTATGTAATTCTGATTTTTTGGAGCAAGAACTTGGCGAGATAGGGATAAAGGCACATAAGGTTTATATGCCCTTGATAGAGGAAATTCCAGAAGACATACCTTACCCAGAGAAATTCACCGTAGGCATTTATTATTCCGACTCAAACCCAATGCACAATGAGGATTTTCTTTTAGATGTGGCGAAGTCAATGCCTGATATAGATTTTAAGTTCTTTGGTGGAAGTAAGAAAGCACAAGAAGAAAATATAGAATACTTACCCTTTTTAGATATTAAAGAAGTAATCAAGATGTGTTCTATAAATGTGCGTATAAGTGTCCACGACGGTTTCCCGCATACTCCCATACATTTTCTTTTGGGTGGAAGGCAGGTAATCACTAACTTTGAAATGCCCCATATGGAATATATGAATTTGAATATAAATAGGGATGATTACGGAAAGTCAAAAGTTGAGTTAATAGAGAAGATACGCCAAGTAAAGAAAAATCCTAATCCTGAATTGATAACAAGGGGAAGGATTTATTATAAACAGATATTAGACAGGGATAACTACAAAAAGATAATTTACACTATTTTAGAAAAAGGAAGGGATTTTATATGGAATCCGCAGGAATCAGAAAAATAATAATAGATACAATGTATCAAAACAAAGTAGAGGATGTTTACCCCATTGTGGAGATTTCTGCTAATGCCATAAAGAGTCTCTTGAGAAAAAACCATAATGAGATATTCCCTCTGAATACGGTTGTAAGGGTCGTTGGTATAGAAGACAGGGATGTCGGCGGGGGAAAGAAAGAACCTTATTATAGACTTGAAGTCAGGGAAGCGGATGTGGCTGAGAAACCAGTAGAAGATATGACCCCGCAGGAAATACAAGTAAAGATAGAAGAAAAACAGTAATGCCTTTAATAAGTTTCGTGATGCCTAATCGGAATAAGTCGGTTTATATATCCGAGGCAATCACTACATTACTGAACCAGACATTAAAAGACATAGAAGTAGTAATAGTTGACGATGATTCTACCGATGATAGTCGGGATATTATTGACTACTTCTGCCACAAGGATAAGAGAGTAAAAAAAATTTATCTTGACCCCATAGATTTACCTGTGGCGGAAAGAATAGATAGGGCAAGGAATATCGGAAATAAAGAGGCACAATCAGACATAATCTGTGTTTCGGATAGTGATGATTGGTATTTCCCAAAGAGAGCAGAATTAACTTATGAATATCTCACACAAAAAAAAGAATGTGATTTGTTTTTCGGTTCCTATTACCAGCGAGATAAATTTGGACAAACTGATGAAGGAATACCGAACTACTTGCAGGCTGATGAGTTTTCAAAGAGACGACTCAAGGAAACGGGGTTTTTCTTTATCGGTCATTTTACGATTGGATACAGAAAAGATACCATTCTCAAATACCCGTATAACTCGGATGCGGGTGTAGGCGATTGGGGAATGTTGTATAACCTGTTAATAAAAGCAGGTAAAAAGAGTTGTTTCACCATAGAACCATTATGTATTTATAGGGTT